CCATTATGAACTTCGGAACGACTACATTCGTAGCATATCAATTTGCTTTTACACAAAAGAAAACGCCGAGAAGTATTTAAGGGCGATTTTGCAATTCACTAAAGATAATATTCCACAAACATACTGCTATTGTGAAAATTTAATTAAAAAATAATATATGTCACTTACACCATTTGGCTCTTCAACGGCACCACGCCCAACAATAGAAATTAGCAACAAACTAAAACAAAGCGTGCGTAGAATACGCATAGTAAATCAAATGCAAGAAGAACAATATAAGGAAGTTCAAACTGAAACAACGGATGTGAAAAAAGACATCACATTTCCTTTATATGGGGAGTATATCTAAATTTCCATACAATAGAAAAAAATGAATTTAATTAAAAAATAATATATGATAATCAATGCTGAGTGTTTGACAAAAAGACAAAAAAGAGTTTTGATGGGAATGTTAAGAAAATTTGAACAACAAACGCTAGGGGAAAACTCACGAAATAGACTTGATTTAATAGATTGTTATATTATAAACGGAAAGCCTATTGCATTTATAATGTACAACAAACATCGAATGATTTACGCACTCTTTGTTAATAAAAAATATCGGCATTATGGCATTGGAAATAAGTTAAGACAACATGCAATTACCGAGTTTAGCATACCAATTGAAACATTTGCGAAAGAAAAATACAAAAGTTATTATGAAAGTCTTGGGTTTGTAATGTGTGAAACACGGAGAGCAACATCAACGCCGCGTAGTTTATCACCAAAAACTCGTAAAAAATATGAACTAAAAGTATTCATAAAACAACCTAACTAACCACATACTCTACTTCACACCGACATCTTGCCGTTTCACTTCTTGGAAGGCTTTCGTGCCTAGGGGTTGGAACTTCATAACCACTAACAAAAAAATTCCCTTGGCCATTTGATTGACTTCCACTTATTGCAAGGTGGTTTTGTCTTGGTTTTGCACCTGCAATAAACTGGCTTTTGTCCCACCAAGTTTTTTTTATACGGTCAATAAGTAACTTCCCCCTTGTGAATGTAAAAGGGCTTGGTTTAGCTACTTCAGTTGCACCACTTTCCTTAATGGCTTGGTATTCCGCATTTCTTATCTCACTTGAAGCCTTACCAGTTCCATATTCGGCGTTTGATTGTGAACGAGTGGGGATTTTCTTTTCAAGTTGATTTTTGAATTTTTTGACTGTTTCGGTTTTTGCGTCTTTTTGTATTTTTTCAAATTGTTTGTCAAGGACTTCAAGGCGTTTTTGTTTTGCCTTGCGTTTTGCAATTTCTGATATAAGCGTTGCACCAGCCAAAAATAGCAATTCATTTCTTAATTTGTTAGTTTCATCTTTTAGCTTGTTAACATTGTCTGTATAGTCTCCTAGTGCGTCATTATAAGCGTTTCCAAAGTATGTTGCTTCCGATTGTATAAATTCATCACTTGCCAACTGCTCCGTCTTGTTATTTACAAGAAGTGTATATAAAATATCAAATTTATTGTTGACCTTGTCTTGTTCTTCTGTTGGAACTTCAACGCTTTTAAGTTCAATTATATGTCTTTTATTGAAGTTGAATTGACTTCTTATTTCAAAACCCATTCCACTTTCCTTTGCATCTTGGAAAATTCTGCGGAATATGTAAATGTAGTCGGGTTTATAGTTTTGGATTATAGTTTGAAAATCCACGCTTCCTGAATTTGTGACAATGTTGATTAAATCATTTCCGATTCTGCGATAAAGTTTATTAAACTCTCGTATATGTCTATTTTCAATTTCTTTTTTTTTTGCGTCAATTTTAAATATGAAACGCTCACCATTTTGCATTTTTACAATGTATTAGGTTTTTTCTCACCAACGAATCCATCATCTTCAGTGCCGAGTATCTCAAGGTCAGCATAAGAGTCATCAAGTTCGCCAAGTTTTGTGCGTGCCTCTTGCCTTTTTATTATTTGCTTTTCTGCAATCATTAATACTTCCTGCTTTGCTAAGTCTTTATAAAACTGAATCCCTTTGATATCAAAGCCCAAATATATTGATTTTCTTGTAAGTATATCACTGCCAGTGCCAACATATTTAAGCCAGTTTTGTAAGAATGCGTTTAAGTCATCTAAAATCATATCCGTAAATCCCGATATTGTTCCATCGTAAAATTCACGCAATGAAGCTAGTCTATTATTTGAATATTCACTAACACCCTCAATGACATTAGTATTTGCACCTGCGAATGTTGAATATATCATTTGCTTTGTCAATGCTAGTTGCTTTTCAATATCATTTGCATTTTGCACAACTGAGATTTGTTTGACATCGATTTCAATATTTGGGTGATTTGCTAAAAAAACTTTACCATTATTGTTTGTTCCCTTTAATTGTGCTGCAATAGTTTTCATAATTTTTTGCATTTTTTCTTCATCCCTTGTATCGTTACTTATTTTGCCTTCTTCGTTGAGAAATTTGACAGTAATAATTGAACTTGGTCTGCAAGAGTTTTCATAAAATACACGACTTGAATGTATGATATAGTTTTGCCAAAGAATAACATCTTGTATATGCTCCAACGGGCTTTTATATGTTTTTGTCTTGTAATCAAAATTTCCGAAAATAATTGCAATATCATTTCCATTTACGAAGGCACCAAGTTCTTTATTTTTTACAAACTCCCTATTATACTTATATCCCGTACCTATTGTGGAAATATTATAGCTTATAATATCATTATTATTACGATATTGAACGCAATGAGCAACTTCAATATTTTCTATTGATTTTGTCAATCCACCAACTAAGATAATTCCAACTATTCCGTTAGAAATATATGATTTATAAACGCCCTCAACGATGTCGTTCCAGTGCTTTGGTGCTGGGTATGAATTGGGGCGGTTAAGTATGTCTAAAAAGTCTAATGCTGGCTTGTAAATAGTTGGTGCGTCCGTATTATTTTTATCCTTTTGCAGTGCATACAGCTCGCAATCATTTATAATTCTAAGTTGGTTTAAAATAACAGTCTGAATTGCAAAATTTTTATTTATTTCGGCTTCAAGTGAAAGTTTTTGAACGCCACCAATTATTTCGCCAGTATAATTATCACAAAAAGAATAAAAGCCACTTGGAGTCGCTTGGTATGATTTTTTTTCTAACGCGTATTGATTAAACATACTAATATATAAACATTAAACCCAATAAAAAGGCTTTGATTGATTGTGTGTATTGCATTTGTGATTAATTGAAAAGCTTTCGCCTCAAGAAAAGCTCTTTTAGTCGCCATAAAATCAAAATATGTTTTTACCGATAAATAGAATATAGCTATAAAATTTAAAAGTAATACTAAAAATAAACCACTTGGCAACATTGCAAGCGAACCATTGATAAATGGTAATAATCCAATTGAGGAGTAAACCCCTACAATCCAAAGTGAAAGTTTAATAACTTCTTTTGCATTGTCTGTTGGCTTTGTAAACTGTAAAAATGTGCTTTTTATTTTTCCGAACATACGGTTCATTTGTTATGAATAAAAGCTTGACAATTATTTTTTTCTACTTAACATAAAGTAGTTTTTTAAAAAAGCAAGAATTTAATTGCATAAATTGTGCCTGTTTTTAAACCACCAATAGGCGTGGTGAATAACGCAAAAAAAGCCATTCAATGGCGTGAAGAATATCCAAAGGAAACAAGTAGTGCAGGAACGCATTGTCAAATAAAATTCAAAATAATAAATCATTTAGTAGTATGAGTCAAATAGAACACAAACATATTCAGCTTGAAGCAAAAAACTTTGATGAAATCAAAGGAGTTATAAAGGGCTACGGTGTAACTTATGGCAACAAAGACAGGGTTAATGATATAATATTACAAGGTGCATTACAGGAAAGCATAGAAGATTATAATGCAGGTGTTAATGTAAAATATCTTTTTGAGCATCAAGACAGTTTGGAATTAAATTCAAATATTGACAAATTTGAAAGCGATAATATAGGTACACCTATACAAGCTGCGGTAAGTGAGTTTGCAAAAAATAAAATGCCAACACATTTTAAAAGAATTATCGATGGTTTTAAAAGCGGCAAGGCTTTTTTGTCAGTTGGTTTTTTTGTAAAAGACGCTTATGTTATAAGGGGTGGTCAAAAGGTTTACATTGTCAAAGATTCACAAGAAGTTGGCAACAGGTTGTCAGGGGAGACAAGATATTTAGAAAAAATAAAAGTAAGAGAATTTTCATTCACAACTAATCCAGCAAATATGCAAGCAAAAATTTTTGATTTAAAAAGCATTAACCTTCCAAAATACCCTATTGACATTGAAAGCTCTTGGGACGGAACGCAAGCAGAACAAAGATGGAGAGAATACACAAAATCTGTTGAAATGCCAAACACAAATTATAAAAATGGCTTTTTGTACTTTGATGCTGAAAATCAAGATTTATTCGGCTCGTACCATTTACAAGTTGTTGATATTGTTGACGGCGAACCTAAAATAATTGAAAGGGCAGTGTTTGCAGTTTATCAAGCTATGAATGGTGCAAGAAATGGTTTGAAAGTAGTTCCTGAAAATGAAATGCCAAGACTTCAAGGGGCAGTTAATGAGCTATATACAAAGATTAACCGTGTGCGTGTTGCGGAAGGAATGGAAGCGTTGGAGATGCCAAACTTTAAAACTAAAAGTGAGTTTGATATTGCATTGGATAGTATCAAAAATAGAAATATTCCAAATGCAAAAACAAATTTTGAAAGAATGCTTGTTAAGATGAAAAAAGAAGGAAAGCTTTCACTTTCACACTACGAAATTAGAAAACTTGTTGACACGGTTGTTGGCACAGTATGTAAGGCAAAATTGCCAACACAAGAAATTGAAAAAATACTTGACAATCAAAATAATGATGTTAATGAACAAAAATCCGAGCCTCATTTACCCGAGGCTCATTCTCATGACAACCTCATTGAAGAGGTCAAAAATCAAACATTCGCAGATGCTATAAACGCAGTTGCAAAAAACTTTAAAAAATAATTAACTATTCTCAATTAAAATGAGTGAAAATACAAAATCCCCAGAGGTTCTAATGGGTGAAGCATTCGCAAATGCTATTGCTCCAACGCTAGCACAACAAGGCGAGCAAATCAAAGCTTTAACCGAAACTCTAACGGAAACAAAATCCGCAAAAGAGGAGTTGGAAGCAAAATCAAAAGAAATTGAAGCAAAAGCTGAAGCGGAAATAAAATCCGTGAAAGAAGAGTTTCACGCAAGACTTGACGAGATGAATGAAAAAAAATCCGTAAATGTTAGTGGTGCAACGCAAGTTATTGATTACTCTACGCTAAATTATCAAGTTAAGAGCGATGTGGCTAGTTCTTTTTTAGACGGCACGCAATACAATCAAGAGCATGGTCAAAAGGCTTTATTTTTGTACAAAACATTCGCAGAAAAATACCCAGAGCTTTCACAAAAATATAACATACCACAAGTTCTTAATTATATTGAAGAAAAGTCGATTGTTCATAACAGTACCGATGCAAACCTTGGTGGTATTTTAAGAAATGCACCATTCATTCTTGATATGATCGTGCAACAAAGTGGTGAATCTATTATTAGAAAATATGCTACTGTTGCATCGGCGAATACTACAGTAATAGAAATACCTTATTTAATGAAAGAGGGGCAAGCTAAAACTCGTAGTGTTGGTCAGGATTTTGAAGATAATATTGCTGCTAACTTTGCTACTAAAAGCGTGACAGCTGCCGAAGTATATGCACCAGCAACATTTGACATTAATACCTCACTTACAATGTCTGAGAAAATGGGGATGCTTCTTTCACAAGTTGAAAACAACTTGCGTTATAATGTATATGCTAAACTTGATAACTACTATCTAGGTGGGGGTGTTATCACACAAGGTTCTCAAGGCAGAATTGAGTCTATTATACCCGATGCGTCAAATCAATATGAATATCAAAATAACATTGCAGATGCCTCTTACCAAATGCAACTTGGAAAAATTGGATTTGTAAAATCTGGTGCGAATGGAGATGTTACATTTGATAGTCTAAATCGCCTTTCATTATCTTTGCCACAAAATGGTAAAAGAAAAGTGTTTATGTGTCACTCAGCTGTATATGAACGAATCAAAGGGATTAAGGATACTGCTGGTAACCCATATCTATTGAATGGTAACGGTATTAATTTATTTAACCAAGAGATCACAGGTATTAATGGTGCACAAATTGTCATCAATGATAGACTTCCTTTAGATACTGCTATTTATGGTGATATTGCTGGTGGTTATACTATTGTTGACAGCTTTGGTGGCTATAATATGCTTTCTCGCCCAGGCACTAATAATTCTGGTGTAAATAGAATTATTGCCAGAGTGTTCTCAACAGCTATGATTACATCTTACCAAGCATACAGACTTTACAAACTAGTCGATTAATAAAAATTAACTTAATATATAAATATATGCAAACGAATGACGCGCTTTTTAAAGCAAATGATGCACCGCAACTACTAGTTGCGACAATTACAACAAACACAACTACGGCAGGCGTTTCACACGATTTGTCAAATTGTTTTGACCAAATTGTTGCAGTTCCATTGACAGTTTCCGCTTACAGCGGAGCTGGTTCAGTTAAATTATTGCTTCAAGAAAGCGATGATAACTCAACATTTACAACCATTCCAAATGATAACCTCAGGCTAAAAGATGCCAATGGCTCTTATTTGGAAGTTGCGGATAAGGCGGATACTGCGAAATTGTCAGGCAATGGCGTGTCAAAACTTGGATTCTTGAAGTCTAAAAAATACTTCAAAGCTTCTGTTGTTTCGGCAGGAATTACTGGCTCAGCGACTGTTTCAGTGGTTGTCCAATATGAAAAAGCGTTTAAAATTTAATTGATTTACAATATATGATTGGGGTTTTTAAAAAAAATATTTCATACCAAAATGGTTGCATAATATATGATATTTATATTGGCGAACATCGTGATTATGAGTTTTTAAAACAAAACATTCCCAGTCATATATTGAAATGCTATATTAACGACGGCACTTTGGAATTGTTCCAAGCAAACGAAGAAATAAATAGCGGAATTGATACAACACCAATTCAACTCGAAATTGAAGCGCCAAAAGAATCTGAAGTTGAAATTATGTACAAAACAACACAAAGTATTCAAGACAAGGACGGAAGTGAAATTGAAGTTGGAACTCAGTTGACACAAAAAGAACTTAAGGAAAAAGGCTTCACAAAGAAAAAACTTGAAGCACTTATTCAAGAAGAAAAAGTTATGGAAGTAAAAATCGTGAAATGATAACATACTTTTCCGATGTCAAAACATTAACACGGAATATAACAAGCTACCCTATTACAGTTGCCGATGTCAAGGCTTATTCAAAATATTATAGGAAATCAAAAGATGACACGCAAGACGCTTTTATTCAAAAGCTAATTGCACAAGTGGTTTTAAACTGGGAAAGCGAAAGTGGTTTTTTATTGCTTGACCAAACATTCAAAACAAGCTTATATAATCAAAGGGTAATATATGAACCTTTTAAAGGCGGATTGACGAGACTCAACATTCGCTCCTTTGGCAACATACTATACCACCCTTGCAATTGGAATCAAACGGACGCAAAAGAAGTATTGTCAACGGATTTATACTATTGGATGCCTGAAAGCGGAACAACTCCTGCAATGTTTCAATTAAAAAGTGGTGTATGTCATCTTGCATTATTTGAAGTTTATAACAATCTTGAGGTAACAATAACAGGTGGTTATGCACTTAATAACTTTACAAATATTCCACAAGATATAACGAACTGCCTTGCAATGCAATGTTCCGACCTTTTTGACGCAGATAATGAGATGTGTGACGGCGGGGGATTTTACTCTTATGAGGTTCAAAGGATATATGAAAAATACAAGCCTTTTACAATAACTATTTCAATTTAAATGCCTTGGGGTAAAAATGGTCAATGTTGCAAATCAAAAACTTCAAAAAAGATTGACAACTTGGGGCTTGTTTTTGACAAATCAATTTCTATTCAAAGAAATTCACAAAAAGCAACATTAAGTGCAATTTCAAATACTGAATGGGTGCTGACAACTTTATTCACAGCTTTTGCCGACATTAAAACAAGAACAACGCCACAGATGATAAACGGCATTAATACTGGAACTTCAATTACACATATATTTTCGATAGAATATTCAAGTACAATATATCAAGCCCTTGCAGAACTTACGCAAGATTTTTGGGTTTTGTATAGTGGAAAAAGATATTATGTTTCAACACTTGAAAACATTGACGAATCTGATAAGGTTATTCGTTTAATTGCAAGTCTTCGTGGAAAAGATACGGTGGAGTTTTCAAAAAGTAAATGATATTTAAAATACACGAACCACTTAACACAAAAAAAGGCATTAAGTTCACAAAAAGACTTGCACCACATATTGCACTTGCAATAAGGCTTGGAATGGAGCAATCGGGAAAAGAGTTGCGTGCATATACAAAGGAGCAAATGGTAAAAGGTGCAAAAACAGGGCGTGTTTATAAGGTCTACACAGGTTTAAATGGAAGGAAATTAACAAACCCAAAATTTCACAGGGCTTCGGCAGGTGGCGAGTTCCCAGCAAGACGCAGTGGTAACTTGTTTCGTTCAATTGATTATACAGTATTTGGTTCAAAACGCCTTGAGTTTGGTGCAAGGGCAAGGTATGCAAAATATTTGGAACTTGGAACTTCAAAAATGGCACCACGAGAGTTTTTAAAACAAACGGTAAAAAAACTTGACAAGCAAACGCAAATCAATATTGTAAAAAGAATAAACCAAGCAATTAAAGCCAAAAGCAAATGAAAGGCAGTGATATTGTTAAGCATATTGCGAAAGAGTTGCCAAAATATACAACGCAATTCACAACGCAAATTCCAATCACTTCCATAACAACAAACAACGGAATTGCAACGGCAACGATTGCTTCAACAGTAGGCTTGACAACGGGAGCAGAAATATCAATAACAGGTGCAAAAACTTCAATTAACATAGCTTCAATTACAAGGAACGGTAACATTGTAACAGTAACAACGGCAACAAACCATTACTTGCCTGAAACGGACAACACGCCAAACTCTACAAAGAATAAATACAAAAACTCAATAACAATTCAAGGGGCAACTCCAAACGAATACAATGGCACTTGGGAAGTTTATACAAGTTTGACTGAAACCGAGTTTACATTCAAAATAAAAACCGTACCAACGACGCCAGCAACGATAAACGGTGTGCTTGTATTAAATGATTATGAAAATATCAACGGTTATAAAACTATAACAGTAATTGACGCAACAACTTTCACATATTCGCTTTTAAGTAATATTAATTTTCAAGTAACTGGGAATCCTTTTATAAATGTTACAAGGGTTGCAAATTCACTTTCACAGGTTAATATTGAAAGATGCCATAACACAGATGAGTCTGGCATTTCACAAAATTGGTTATATGTTGTGCTTGGTGCGGGCGAGTATAGTAATAAAGATGGCGTGCCAACAAGTGATGTAACGGCTACAAAATATACAGCACAAGATTATGAAATGGTTTATCAAAAAGTAATTGAAGTTTATGCAATCTTGCCATTTGACCAAAGTAAGAAAAACATTTTACAAGGCGACCTTTCAGATGAAATACACACAGTGATAACGCCAGCAATTCAAAAGACACTTGCACGCTTTGTTATTCCGTCCCCTTTTAAGCAAAAGAATTACGAAGGCTTGACATTACAAAACGACACATTGATTGAAGGGCTTTTTGAGGGTTCTTATTCATTATATCAATGGTTATTTACAACGCAAGTTAGAATTACAAATGATGATGTTTATTCTTATACAGCAGAAGCACCATTACGAGAAATATTAATTGAATATCAAGGCGGAATGGAAAGTAAAAATATTTTTTGAAAATACTTGACAATTATTTTTTCATTGCTTATACGAAATATAACAAATTTTTAATAACTTAATGTTCATTAAAATCCTAAAACCTTTTTCATTACAAGGTAAAAAATACAAAGTAGAAGACACACTTGAAATCAAAGACGAAAACAAAATTCCGACAGAACCGTTTTGGTTTAATCGTTTGCAAGATAAAGATATTGAAGAAACAAAAGAAGCTGAGGCAACAAAAGAAGCTGAGGTTGAAATCGTTGAAAAAGCAATTAATAAAAAATAAATATGTCAACAAATCCACGCGTTACCGCTAATATTTTGAGTGCAGACACAGGCATTAAATTAAGCGACCATAAAATTCTTGTTACAGGGCAAAAACTTTCAAGCGGAACAGCTACAAGCGGTGCATTACAAAGTGACATTATAACTGAAAGTCAAATCAATACACTTTTTGGCAGAAAATCACACATTGCAAAAAAGTTGCGTGCAATTCTTAAAAATATTTCAGTTTCAAGAGCGAGACCACCAATTGACGCAATTGCTTTGGCAGACAATGGAACAATAAAGGCGACTGGAACATTTACATTTACAAACAACGCAACAGAAAATGGTTCTTTGGTGTTTTATGTTGATAGTGAAATAAACGGCAAATATACAGTAAGCGTTGTAATTGGCGACACACCAACTATTCTTGCAGGCAAGCTTGTTGACCTTATTACGGCGGACACAAATGCAAACTACACAGCTTCAAATAGTGCAGGCGTTGTTACAATTACAGCAGGAAATGCAGGAACGAACGGCAATCAAATTCGCTTGGGCTTTGAAGGCACAGTTGCAGGTGTTACCGTTACGAAAAGTGGCGATTATTTAACAGGTGGTGCAACAGACCCAGTTTTAACAACTTTATTTAATGCAGTTGATGGCATTGCTTACCAAACAATAGACTATCCTTCATCTTGGGACTTGGCAACACTTCACAACTTTACCGAGCCAAGATTTAATGTTGATAATGCAATATTGTATTCACACGGCTTCACATTTAAAGTTGATACTTATTCAAATCTTAACACATTACTTGACGGCTTGAATTATAAAACAATTACAATTGGTTTTGATAAACTTGCTGGCGGTGTATTTGAAAACCCTGATGTTATTAACTCTCAATTTTGTGCTTACCGTGCATTACAATTAACACAAGGTGCAAATGTAAGTTCAATTAATCAAGGAAATGGCGAAACACAAGGCGGGATTAGATATGCTTCAATTCCATATTTCAACATTCCATTTATTAACTTGCCAGTAATTCCACAAGGCGAAACATTTGCAAAAGCGGAAATTGAAGAGTTGATAAGTTCAGGCGGCTATACCTTTGAAAATAACAAGTCAAATACAACATTGATTTCACGCGAAGTTCCAACAACATATAAGACAAACTTACTTGGAGACGCAGACCCTACTTTCAAATTCCTTAACTATGTTGATACTTTGACAATTTGCAGGGAATATTTTTTCAATGGTTTAAAACAAACATACCCACGCCACACGTTGACAAGTGCAGAACAACCGCCTTCAAAAGCAAAAGCGTTTGTTACGAAGGGCAGCTTCCTTGCTACACTTGGAAAAT